AAACCAGTTGGACGCTCAAGCAGCGGCAGAGCAGGCGGTTATTGATGGAATGCGAAGGGAGGGTCAAGCCCGTGCATCAGCGGCGGCAAATGCGACTGAGATTGAAAAGAAAAAACTTGAAGACCAAAAGATAATTGAGCAACAAAAAATTGAACTTGCAAGCAGCGGATTTGCGACCATTGGTGAACTTGCCAACGCTTTTGCAGGTGAAAGCGAACAATCCCAAAAAAGGGCATTCAACATCAACAAAGCAGCAGGGATAGCCCAAACCATTATTGACACTTTTGCGGCTGCACAGGGAGCGTATAAGTCCCAAATGACTATTCCCGACCCATCTGCTCCAATTCGTGCATCCATTGCCGCAGGCATTGCAGTCGCCCAAGGTCTTGCACGGGTTGCCGCAATCTCCAAGACGCAGTTCAAAAGTACATCTTCGGTAAGTTCAACTCCCGTTCCTACCGTAGGTGGTGGCGGCGCATCTACAACCCCACCTCCAATCTTTGCTAATCCCCAAACCACGATGCTCGGAACGGATGGGGCTGCAATGAACGGCCAAGGTCAGCAGAACCAACCCATGCGGGCCTATGTCGTTGAGCGTGACATCCAGCAGACGACCAGCAGGGTGCGACGCTTGTCCGAATTTGCAACATTGGGCTAACCGCTACACTTGCCTACATGGAACTTCCCGTGTACCGAATGACCGTGGACGAAGTGGACGAGGGCGTGCAGTTTGTCGCCCTCGTTGATATGCCTGCGATTGAAAAACCCTTCCAAGCCTTCGCCAAGACCCCGCAAAGATTCGCCGAAACGGGGGAACGCAGGGTGCTGACGGGACCGCTCATGCTTGCCGATACGCCCATCTATCGCAAGGACGACACCTACGGGGAGTACTATGTGGTATTTGACAAGGCCACCATCCGCAAAATCGTGCAGAAGTACTTCAAGCAAGGGAATCAGCACAATGTGAACGCTTACCACAATGCCGAACTCGATGGGGTGTTCATGTTTGAATCTTACATCACCGACACCGAGCGTGGCATCCTTGCCCCCAAGGGCTACGAGGACACCCCCGACGGCTCTTGGTTCGGCTCCTTCAAAGTGGAGAACGACGAAGTTTGGGAGAACCGCCACGCCTTCAAGGGTTTCTCCGTGGAGGGCCTCTTTGGGATGAAGAACACAGGCACGGAATTAGAGGTCGCACTTGCGGGCCTCGCAGACGATTTGACTAACTTTTTGCAACATATCCAACCAAACTACAAATCCCAATAACATGAACTTAAAAGCAGCCATTGACACTTTGCGGACCGAACTCCGCAAGTTCACAACCCAAAAGCAATCCTTTGCCGACTACAAGTTGGTGGATGGAACCGTTGTCCGTGTGGACGGCGACCTCGTTGCAGGTACCGCCGTGTATGTCATCACCGAGGACGAAACCCTTCCTGCTCCTGACGGAGAGCATCAAGTGGAAGGTGTTGGAACAATCAAGACCGAAGGTGGCAAAATCACCGAAGTTGTCGTAGCCGAAGCCCCTGCCCCTGCCGAGGAAGTCGCCGTTGCCGCAGAGATAACCCCCGAAGTTGCAGGCGAAGTGGTGAGTGAAATCGCCGAAGGCTACCCAATGGTGGACCCCGCCATGGTGGAAGAAATCGTCAAGAAGCACTTGGTGTCCATCATGGAAGAACTCAAAGCCGCCTACGCTGAAATGGGCAAAATGAAGGACAAGATGGCCGCATTTGCATCGCAGATGGAAACCATGACGGACATTGTCGAGAAGGTCGCCGAACTACCATCCGAAGCCCCGAAGCCAACCGCCTCCGCTATTGTGGAGCAACGGAAGGCCGCTGCAACGCAGAACTTCAACGCCCTCGCACAAGCAATTCAAACTCTCAAAAAATCCAATTAATCCTTAACCCCCCAAACAAAAAGCCATGGCTTATTCATTCGTTTCCCCGCTGACTACTTACACCGAGCAGCAGCGTTTACCCCTCATCACCAAAGCGGTATTCGCCGCTCGTTCTGCTGCCCTGTTCACCAAGCAGGTGGGCATCAAGTCAGCCGCCGCCCTCAACCTAATGGACACCGATGCTAACATCGGGTCAGGAACCGTCTGCGGTTGGTCTGCAACAGGCAACACCTCCTTCACTCAGCGGAATATCACCGTTGGCGTGATGAAGATTCAGGAATCCCTCTGCCCTCGCTCACTTGAGCAGTACTGGATGCAGTCGCAGTTGACCGCTGGTTCTACCTACGACGGAGTTCCGTTTGAGCAAGCATTCTCCGAGCAGAAGGCTCTCCGTATCGCCGAGGCTTTGGAGAACGCTATTTGGCAGGGCAACTCCTACTTCAGCGGTGTCAACCAACTGCTGAACGCTGCATCGGGTTCTACCGTTCTCGCTAACGCTTCCAGCACCACTTGGAACCCAGTATCGGCTTCCGTCGGTATCACCGATACCAACATCGTTGGAATCTTTGACAAAATCTATTCCGACATTCCTCAAGCCATCTTGAATCGGAATGACTTGGTGATTTTCTGCGGTTGGAACAACTTCCGCACCTTGATTGCCGCCTTCAAAAAGCAGGCTGGTGTCATGTACAATCAAGTGGACTTGCAAGGGTTGGCCGATGGCGACATCTTCTACCCTGGCACGAATGTCCGTGTAGTTGCGGTCCCAGGTTTGACTTCTACCAATCGCATCGTCTGCACCTACCTTGGCAACCTGTTCTACGGAACTGACTTGCTCTCCGACGAGGAAAACTTCTCCTTGTGGTACTCGCAGGACAACGATGAAGTCCGCTTCCAAGCCGCCTTCAAAGCAGGTGTGCAGTTCGCCTATCCCGACTTGATGGTTGACTTCCGCTTGGCCTAAGTGTAAGGGGGGAGGGAAACTTCCCCCCGTTATTTTGTTCCACCTTAAAATAAAATATACACTATGTCTTGCTCCTTAACTACGGGCTACGCCCTCGGATGCCGTGATTCAGTCGGCGGCATCAAAACTATTTTTGTCCAAGCCTTCAACCCAACGGGTTCCGTGAACACCAACGGAAGCGGAACGGTCACAGGCTTCACGGGTTTCTCATCGGGATTCTACGAGTACGACTTGACTAAGGCCACTTCGTCCATGACGGAAACCTTGAACGCAAGCACCGAGAACGGAACCTTGTTCTACACGCCCGAAGTAACCTTTACCATCAACAAGTTGCAGACCGCCGTGCGGAATGAACTGCGCCTCTTGGCTCGGAATCGCTTGCTGGTCATCGTCCAAGACAACAACAACCGCTACTGGGTGTTGGGTGCTGCGAATGGCTTGGAAGCCTCCGCTGGGACTGCTGGAACGGGTACTGCATTCGGTGACCGTTCAGGCTACGAGATGACGCTGACGGGCATGGAGCCCGACGCCATGCTGAACATCTTGCCAGCAACATTCTCTGCGCTGACCGCACAAATCAGCGGTTCGTAAACTATCTTTGACCTGCGGGTTCTCATACGCCCGCATGGTTTAGTGGTCTGGGCCATCTCGCAAGGGGTGGCCCTTTTTTTTGTACCTTTGGGCATGAGAATTTGCATCGTTTACAACGCTCACCCGACGGGGTGTTCTTTTTACCGACTGGAAATGCCAAACGCCTATCTTGGCGACAACTACACGGAGTTTGACTATGTCTGCGTGGACAACATCGCCAATGTCAAGGATGAAGACCTAAAGACGGTCGATGTGTGGCTTTTCAATCGTCTTTGGTGTCAAGGTACGCTGGAACAAATTCGGAAGGTCTACGAGGCTCTCACGGCGTTTGGAGCGAAGGTTATTTTGGACCTTGACGACTATTGGGTGCTGGAATCGGGACACATCATGTACCGACACTATTTGTCCACCAAACTTGACGAGCAGATACGGGAACACATCCGCTTGGCTGACCATGTGACCACCACGACCGAACACCTCGCACAAAAGATTCGCCTGCTCAACAAGAAGGTAACCATCCTCCCCAACGAACCCTACGAAGCCTATCAGCAGTACTTGCCCGACACGACTGCTGAACCCGAACCGCACCTGTTCAAAATCGGATGGTTTGGCGGGGCGCAGCATCAGGAGGACATCGCCTTGGTGGAGCATTCCTTCAGCCTGCTGGCCCACGACAAGTCGCTGGATGGCCGTTACAAAATCTACCTTGGCGGGTGGAACGACGGCAACCCCGTCTATGACGATTACGAGCGGATGCTATCCTGCAGGGGGCTGAACAAGAACTACGGCCGCATCCAAGCGGCGGACATCTACTCCTATGTGGGCGGCTACAACTTCATCAACGCCACGATTGCCCCCCTCCGTGATACCAAGTTCAACCGCCTTAAAAGCGAACTGAAAGTCGTGGAAGCGGGATGGATGGGCAAGGCTATCATCGCATCCGAAACCATCCCCTACACGGACATAATCGTCCACGGCCACAACGGGTTGCTCATACCCTACGGCAAGAAGGACGCTTGGTACAAGGCCGTCCGCAAGTTTGTGAACGACCCCGACTACGCTCGCTCCTTGGCCGTGCAGTTGTCCAAGGATGTGAGGGAGCGGTTTGACATCAGCAAGACCGCCGAACGGAGGGCCGAACTCTACCGAAGCATCGGGCGCAAATTGTGAAATTCGGGCGCATCCTACATTTGGGAATAGAGTGATTTACCTATCCCCCAACACCACGAACACAATCGTCGTCACTTGGACGCAGCGGGCCTCATCGGGGGACCGTTACATCTTGCGGCTGACCAACATCGCCAAGAACGCCACGACCGACTTTACCCTGCTGAAATCGGCCAACCTTTCCAACTATACGAACCGTTATGACAAATTTCAGATTGCCGTGGGGTCGCTTGAAACAGGCTCGTATAAGTATGAAGTTTACGATACCTCTTCCACGGTTAGCGCAGCGACTGCAGTCGTTGAAACGGGCTTGGCGTATGTACAGGTAGTTTTGCTGACCTTCAACACCTTCGCCAATTCCATCCAGTACACCGTCTTCGGCTCGTCCGATGAGCGAGTGTTTGATTCCACCTTTGACCAATCTTTCGCATGAGCGTACAAACCCGCAGTCAGTTGGTAGCATCTGCTGCCACCATCACATCCGAAACCGCCGCAGGAGCGAACACCGCCGCCCGTGTCGGTGGACTATTCGACGACCTCGCAGACACCGCTACCTTGGACCGAGAGCGGGGCGTGGCGAACCTGTACCTTGACGAATCCAAGAACTTCACCCCGACCCAAGGTCAGGCCGTCAAGTTAACAACCCCGCTGAAATCGGGACTGCTGACGACCTACAATTTCTCACGGACCACCACCGCCATCACCTACACAGGTACAACCAATGCGTCCTTGCGGGTGTCGGCAAGCATGGTGTTCTCGCAGGGGAACGGCAACCAAATAATCATCTACATCGCCAAGAACGGCACGGTTATTCAGCAATCGATGACGGACATCACCACGGGCCACAACAACGGCCATGCGGTCACGCTTGAAGCGATTCTGCAAGGGGCAGTCAACGACGAGTTCGCCATCTACATCAACGCCGTGAACGATGGCGGTGCTATCACGATTTCGGCCCTATCCTTTACCGTACACACGCTATGAGCAGTATAAAGCAATCGTTCACCCAATGGCTTGGGATTGAACACAAGGTCCCCGTGATGTTGGAGAACAAGGCGGGCAAATACATCACCTACGGGGCATTAAACGAGTACCCCTACTATCTGCTGGACAACTACCGCCGCAGTTCAAAGCACAACGCTATTGTGAACGGCAAAGTGAACTACATCGTCGGCGGAGGCTGGCAACCTGGGGAGAAGATGACCGTGGAGCAGCAGGCCCGCTACGCCAAGTTTTTTGACGGGTTGAGCGAGCATGACGACCTCAACGACATCACCGAGAAACTCGTCCTTGACTTGGAACTATTCAACGGGTTTGCGGTTGCGGTGACTTGGAACAAGATGGGAACCATCGCCAAGATGGAGCATATCCCCTTTGAAAAGATTCGTGTTGACAAGGACGAGCGGATGTTCCAAGTCGCTGATTGGTACGACGATGCAATGGTCCAACTCTACCCCAAAATCGGGGATGTCGAAAAGATTCCCGCCTTTGATGCTGACAATCGAATCGGCAAGCAGTTGTTCTATTACAGGGTCTATGCCGCTGGCGTGAAGTCCTATCCGCTCCCCGAATACATGGGAGGCTTGGCTTGGATTGAAGCGGATGTCCAAGTGGCCAACTTCCACAACAACAACCTCCGCAACAACTTTTGGGGTGGGTATTTAATCAACTTCAACAACGGCATCCCGACACCCGAAGAGCAAGGCGACATTGAGCGGCAGATTAAACGCAAGTTCAGCGGGACGGACAATGCAGGTCGCTTTGTTGTGACTTTCAACGACGATGTGAGCAAGGCTCCCACCTTGGAACCGCTCACACCGAGCGACATGGACAAGCAGTTTGAGATTTTGAACAAGGCCATCCAGTCGGAAATCTTCATCAGTCACAGGGTCGTGAACCCGATGCTATTTGGCGTGAAGACCGAGGGTCAACTTGGTGGACGGCAGGAACTCGTGGAGGCGTACGAACTATTCAAGGCGACCTATGTGAACGACCGAGTTCGCAAGGTGGAGCGGATGATTAACTACTTGGGCTCGTTCAATGGAGTGGAGGGCATGGAACTGATTCCTGTGGAACCCATCACCGAGCGACTATCCGAGCAAGCCCTGCTGACTATCATGACCCCGGAGGAACTCCGTGAAAAAGCCGGCTTGCCGGTATTGGAAAAGCAACCCGCCGATGTGGTCGGACCCAATCCCCAACCCGACGAGGTTCCGCAAACACCTGCACAACTAAGCAACGACAACATCAAGAAATTATCGGGCAGGGAGTACCAAAACCTCATGCGAATCGTCCGTCACTATGCCCAAGAAAAAATCACCTTGGAGATGGCCCGCACGATGCTATCCGCTGGTTTCGGGTTGACGGCCGAAGAAGTGAACACCCTGCTCGGCGTGCAGGAGCAAGCCTTCAGCGAGCCTATGTGGGGCGAAGAAGACGACGAGGACTACGGATGGGGGGACGAGGAATTTAAGGTCTTGGAGGTGGTCGCAAGCAAGTTTGGAAGCAGTTCCGACGAGTATGTGGTCATGCACTCCAAGCCAATGCGGTTTGACACCGACTTAGACGACCAAGTGCGTCAAGCCTTCGCTGAACTTGGGGAGGAAGAAAAAGAACTCGACGAGAAAATCGAAAAGTACCGCAAGAAGAATCGGGATGCCTCCGTGGAAGAAATGGCCAAGGAGTTCGGGGTCAGCAAGGCAAAGGTCGCCAAGCGGGTGGCATACTTGATTAACAAGGACCGTTACCCCATTGCCCGTACCGTGGACCAAATCTCCAAGGAAGGTGCAAAGCCAACGGATGAACCCGTGCTGGAGGTCCGCTACAAATACGCATGGGCGGCGGGTTTCAGCAACAAGGACAAGAGGACCAGCCGTGAGTTCTGCAAGGTCATGTTGGACCTCGCTGACCAAGGCAAGGTTTACACCCGTGCCGATATTGATGGTATTTCCAACATCATGGGATATAGCGTTTGGAATCGCAGAGGCGGTTGGTACCATACTGCAAGCGGAGTGAACCGCCCCCAATGCCGCCACATTTGGGAGCAGCAAATCGTTATCCGTAAGGGCAATAAAATCACAAAGGCATGAAGGCACTATTCATAAGCGAACAAACCCTGCTGGACAACTCGGTCATAAACGAGAATGTGTCGTTTACCCAAATTCGGCCTACCATCGTGAAGGTCCAAGAGATGCGGATTCAGCCTATCGTTGGGTCGGCCTTGTACTCGGAAATGGTGGGGCAGGTGGTGAGCGGCACAACGACTGCGCTCAACACGACGCTATTGGAGGACTACATCCAACCTGCTATGGTACAATGGCTTTACTACGAGTTACCTATGGTGCTTGCCTTCAAGTACATGAACAAGGGAATGGTCCGCAGAACCAGCGAGGAAAGTTCCCAAATGTCCATGGACGAAATCACCCGCTTAACGGACAAAGTCAAGAACGATGCGGAGTGGTACTCCGAGCGTATCACCCGCTACCTCATGGAGCAGAAGGCCAACTATCCGCTATTCAACTCCCCGCCATCGGCCCTTGATACTATTTACCCGAACGGCACCAACTACAACACGGGGATGGCATTGGATGCAAGAACCCTGCGCCGTGGTGCTGGACTTGATAGACCATGGCCATACGGCTACGACCCTTACTGCAACAACTGTTGAACCCTATGGGAGCGCACTCAAAAAATATTCTGAAATTACAGGCTTATGTCATGGATAAAAATCAAGCAAGCACTCCTTGCGCTTGCAAATGCTCATCCGCAGGTGAACTCCTTCG